TTAAAGCAAAAAGGAGTGCAAGAGAAGGTGACAAGATTTAGAACAGATGAAAATCTTTTTGATATGAAGGCTATGAAAAAGATTATGGAAGAAGAACAGACGAGGAAAGAGTTTATTAAACTACATAAAACATCAACAGATGAGCCTAAAAGAAAACATAATAAAGCTATGGAAAACAAAAGGTCAGATACTAGAGGGAGTGACTAATTCCATATTTAAGAAAGAAGATGTAGAAGAGATTGCACAACAGAGAATGCAGATATGCCTATCTTGTAAATTATATACAGAAGATAATAAAGGATGTATGGTGGCAGGAACAACCCCATGTTGTAATCAAGAACTAGGAGGTTGTGGATGTTCCCTAGGGTTTAAGACTAGATCTTTGTCTTCAGAATGTCCAAAGGGACATTGGAAAGCTGAGCTTACACAAGAAGAAGAAGATTTAATTAACCAAAAACTAGGACTATGAGTATATTAATATTTACACCAGAGGATCACAAGTATAGAAGTATAGATGTAACAGACTTAACTAATTGGTTATCTGTCACTAGTTTTATAGGTAATTTTAAACAACCATTTGACGCTGATAAAATTGCAGAGAAGTCTGCAAAGAATAAAAAGTCTAAATGGCATGGTATGACTCCTGAAGATATTAAAGCTGCTTGGAAAGCAGAAGCTCTTCGTGCTACAACATTAGGTACATGGTATCATAATTGTAGAGAAGCAGATATATGTGAACTAACCACTATTGAAAGACATGGTGTCACTGTTCCTGTATTCACTCCTATAGAAAAAGAAGGATGTAAGTATTCCCCTTCTCAGAAATTAACAGATGGTATCTATCCAGAACATTTAGTCTATCTTAAATCTGCCGGCATTTGTGGTCAGTCAGATCTTGTTGAGGTGATTAATGGAGAGGTGCACATTACAGATTATAAGACTAATAAAGAAATTAAGACAGAAAGCTTTACCAATTGGGAAGGCGTTAGTCAGAAGATGTCATCTCCCCTATCACATTTAGATGATTGTAACTTTATGCATTATGCATTACAACTATCTATGTACATGTTTATTATTCTTAAACACAATCCTAAGTTAAAACCAGGTAAACTTATTATACACCATATTCTATTTGAAGAATCTGGCAGAGATAAGTATGATAATCCTGTAACAGCTTTAGATTCTACAGGTAATCCTATAGTGAAAGATGTTGTTCCTTATGATGTTCCCTATTTAAAGATGGAAGCTATTGCTCTTATACATTGGTTAGAAGATAACAGATCTAAAATTAAACCTAAATATTAATGAGAAAACCATTTTTAGTTACAGCAGCTAAAGAGAAAAAGCTTATTGTTACACTCACCAAAAAGGTTATTGAAAAGTATCCAGATGTATCAGCTGAAAATACACTTGTAATAATGGTGAGTCCTGACTATTCTGCCACTGTAGCAATGCATATTGCTCATAACCTAAGTGTACATGGTGAAATGTGTGATGTACTTCCTATACATGTAGCATATCCAGATGAAGATGAATATAAGTATGTTAGAAAAGCAGACCAAGATATAGATGCATGGTTTAAGTTTTCAAATGTAGAATATAAACACTATCTTTTAGTAGAAGCAGCAGTTATTCGTGGAGGAACATATATATGGCTTAATAAATTACTTAGAAACAAGTTGAATGGTACAATAATAACTACTAGCTTGTACGAAAATATAGGTAGTAGATTTAAAAGTGATGTTGTAGGAGAATACTATGATGACACTAAACAAGACCTCACTTTTTATTTTGAGGCATATAACAAACATTGGAACTAATGGTAAAATTATTTGATATACAGAATGGTAATGTTACACCTAGTGAACATTGCTTTACATTAAAGTTCCTTAAAGACTTAATGGTCTCTCATCCTATAGAGTATTTAAACATATATACATATTTGTTTTATATGACTTGTCCTAACCCAGATTTAAATCCTTTCTTTCATTTTCCAGAGAGTGAGAAAGAAGAAGTGATATTAGAAGAAGTGGGTGGAGATTTTTCTCCAGAAGATGATGAGGTGGTACATGCTTTAAGTAGATGTAAACAAATGTATGAGACAGAAACATCAAGAGCTTATTATGGAATTAAAACAGCCTTAGATAATCTAGGAAAGGTGTTAGCTACAGAAACTCCCACATTTGGTAGAGATGGATCAGCTGTAGGCATTCTTAGAATAGCTGAGAAGTTTGATTCTGTAAGACAATCTTATAAAGGAATCTATAAAGACTTAATGGATGAACAACAGTCTTCTGTAAGAGGAGGACAAGACTTGGCATATGATCAATAATGTAGGGTGGTGAAACTGGCAGACACGCATCCCTGTCTCGGATGTGTTGGCGTTAATACCGGCTTCATGACCGTTAGTCAACATGGAGGTTCAAATCCTTCCCCTACAGCTAAAACAAATAACCTATGAAAACAGAAGTGTACACAGATCTAGAAATTAAAGAGTTTGCCGCCATTGGTGAGGAACTAAGACCAGAATCAGATTATATGACTGATTGGGTATTTCATTACAATCCATATAATAATTTATGGAATGCTATTCCAAGAAACATTTATAATGAGTATTGGAGTAATAGTCAACATCATGCTGTATTAAAAAGTAAACATTTAAACACCCTATTAGATATGCTTCATCGTACAAAAGGTGATGTAGGAATGATAGAAGATCTTACACGTGGAGAAATCAGATAATATATATTTAGAAATACCAACCTATAAGGATGGATCTTGGGATACCACCGTGTTTTATTCACGTGAGGAATTTCGAGACTATCTTTTATCTTTATTTAAAGAACCAGGACAGTATGAGTTTGATGAAACATCTTTTATATTTAATGCTGAGGGACGTAAGTTTCAGAAGCAAGGATATTATTGTGCATCTCCTGTAAGAAGTAAAGACTTTGTTAAATACTGGGATGACCAAAAGAATAAATGTAGAAAAGGTGTTATAATCCATAGTGGTGATAAAAACTGGTTTATTTCTAGAGACTATTACATGTGGTTAAACTTCCTACCTATTTATGATAAGGAAGAAAAGAGATTTGACTTTGCTAAGGTGAGAGATGCTCAGTATCATTTAGCTTTGTATGAACATTTAGCAGAATTACATTGGAAGCACGCTATTGTTTTAAAGAAACGTCAGATAGCATCTTCTTATTTTCATATGGCTAAGTTAATTAACCAATGGGTATTTGAAGAAGGAGCTGTACTTAAAATAGGTGCAAGTCTTAAAGATTATATCAATGAGAAAGGTTCTTGGAAATTCTTAACAGAATATCGTAACTTTTTAAATGAACATACAGCATGGTATAGACCAGCTGAACCAGATAAGGTGGGAGCATGGAACCAACAGATTAAAGTGAGGGTAGCAAATAGGGATACTTATAGAGGATTAAAATCTTCTATCAATTTATACTCATTTGAAAAAGATCCTACACATGGTGTCGGTGGTCCTGTAACTTATTTTTTTCACGAGGAGGCAGGTATTGCTCCAAAAATGAATGACACATATGGTTATATGAAGCCAGCCCTTAAGTCTGGTCATATGATTACAGGTCAGTTTATTGCTGCAGGATCAGTGGGAGACCTTGATCAATGTGAACCTTTAAAACTTTATATAGATAAACCTGAGGAGAATGGATTCTATGGGGTCAAATCTGACCTTATAGACGGTAAGGGAACGATTGGAGTAACTGGCTTGTTTATTCCTGAACAGTGGTCTATGCCCCCTTATATTGACAAATACGGTAACTCCTTGGTGGTTGATGCTTTAGCAGCTTTAGAAGAAGAGTTTGTAAAACTTAAAAAAGATCTTGAACCGGCAGCTTATCAACTAGAAATTTCTCAACATCCTCGTAATATAGAAGAAGCTTTTGCAACTAGAAAGCTATCTGTATTTGCTCCACATTTGATTGCTAGACAACAACAACGTATTCAGGATAAACAATATCCTGTAGAATATCTTGAACTATCTAGAGATTCTGATGGAAAGATTATAGATAGACCATCTAGAAAGATACCAATTACAGAATGGCCTATGTCTAAAAAGACAGAAGATAAAGAGGGAGTGTTATGTATTTACGAAAGACCTCATAAAGATCCAAGCTTTGGTATGTACTATGGATCAGTCGATCCAGTGAGTGAGGGTAAGACAACTACATCTGACTCACTATGTGCTATTTACATTTATAAGAATCCTGTAGAAGTTATAAAAGATGATGGAAACGGTAAGGTGAGTAACACAATTGAGAGAGATAAGATAGTAGCTAGTTGGTGTGGACGTTTTGATGACATCAATAAAACCCATGAAAGACTAGAATTACTAATAGAATGGTATAATGCCTGGACTATTGTGGAGAATAACGTAGCTTTGTTTATACAGTATATGATCTCTAAAAAGAAACAAAGATATCTAGTTCCTAAAGACATGATCTTATTTTTAAAAGATATAGGAGCTAATCGTAATGTATTCCAGGAATATGGATGGAAAAACGTGGGTACATTATTCAAAGGAACGGTCCTATCTTATGCTATTGAATTCCTAAAAGAAGAACTAGACACTGAAACTACTCCTGATGGAACTATTGTAAAGACTATCTATGGAGTGGAAAGAATACCTGATCCAATGCTTCTAAAAGAGATGCAAGCTTACCAAGATGGTGTGAACGTGGATAGACTTGTAGCTTTTTCAGCTTTAATAGCCTTTGCAAAGGTGCAACAATCTAACCGTGGACTGGCTAAACGTGTAGAAGTTACAAATGAAAATTTGGTTAACTCGCAAAAATTTAGTAAATTAAATTGGAGTCCATTCAGACATATGGGCACTAGTAAAAGAGGTCCTGGAAACAATCAACCTTCTAGAAATCCTTTTAAAAACATAAGATAATATGAATTTATTTTCTAATTCTATAAGCACCTACTATAGTACTACTACTGGTGGTGTTGTTTATTATACCTACATAACTAATTAAGAATCATGCAGATATATAACGCAATGGATCTCAAAGCTGGTAAAAAAGCTGACTATAATAAGATGGGTACACTAACCCAACCTATTCAGTTTTTGGCTGAAAAAGAGAAGGATGAGGAGTGGAGAGCATGGAATCTAGATTGGCTAGAGTTTCAGGGTATGAAGCAATTGAGACGTAATGCTCGTAGATTAATGAAGAATTACAAGCTTGCTAAGGGTATTATTGACAAAGCTGATTATATTGTAGAAGAAGACAATGAGATGGCTGATCTTATAGATACACTAACTAAAGAAGATGAATCAGCTTTAGAACTTAAATTCTATCCTATTATTCCTAACGTAATCAACGTACTTACTAATGAATTTAGTAAACGTACCTCTAAGATTATGTTTAGAGCTATTGATGACATTTCTTATAATGAGATGTTAGAAGAGAAAAGATCTATGGTTGAGGAGTATTTATTACAACAAGCTCAACAGAAGGTTTTAATCCAAATGATTAACCAAGGACTTGATCCTGAATCTGAAGAGGCTCAACAAATGCTTAATCCTGAACAATTAAAAACTCTTCCAGAAATTGAGGGGTATTTTAAAAAGGATTATAGATCTATGATTGAAGAGTGGGCTACTCATCAAATGAAGGTGGACACTGAGAAGTTTGGTTTACAAGAATTAGAAGAGCGTGCTTTTAGAGACATGCTTATTACAGATAGAGAGTTTTGGCATTTTAAGATGAATGAAGATGACTATGAGGTGGAGCTTTGGAACCCTCTTTTAACATTTTATCATAAATCTCCAGATGTACGTTACATTTCTCAGGGTAACTGGGTAGGTAAAATGGATATGATGTCTGTATCAGACGTTATTGACAAGTATGGTTGGATGATGAATGAAGAACAAATGAATGCTTTAGAAGCCATCTATCCTATACGTTCTGCTGGATATGCTTTACAGGGTATGCAAAATGACGGTAGTTATTATGATCCTACAAAGTCTCATGATTGGAATACTCAGATGCCAAGTCTTGGATATAGACAATACATGTCTGTTTATGATACTAAGTTTGGTTCAGGAGATATAGTTGAATGGATCTTAGCAGATTCAGAAGACACAGTTGACTTTGGTAAAACACACTTATTACGTGTTTCTCAAATTTATTGGAAGAGTCAACGTAAGGTGGGTCATCTTACACGTATTACAGAAGAAGGAGAAACTATTCAAGATATTATCAGTGAAGATTATAAGATCACTGAAAAACCTCAGTATAACACTGTGGTTTACAAACAAAAGACTAAAGATAACTTAATCTATGGTGAACACGTAGATTGGATTTGGATTAATGAAACATGGGGTGGTATAAAGATTGGACCTAATAGACCAGCATTCTGGGGAATGAATAACCCAAGTGGTATTAACCCAATCTATTTAGGTCTTAATGGTGGTAAACCAGGTAAGGTGCCATTCCAATTTAAAGGAGATAGTACACTATACGGATGTAAACTTCCAGTGGAAGGATCTGTATTTGGTGATAGAAATACAAGAAGTACTTCATTAGTTGATCTAATGAAACCATACCAAATAGGCTACAATATTGTGAATAACCAGATCGCAGACATTTTAGTAGATGAACTCGGCACGGTGATCATGTTAGACCAGAATGCTTTGCCTCGTCACTCCTTGGGAGAAGACTGGGGTAAAAATAATCTGGCTAAAGCCTATGTGGCTATGAAGAACTTCCAAATGTTACCATTGGACACTTCTATTACAAACACTGAGAATGCTCTTAACTTCCAACACTACCAAGTGTTAAACTTAGAGCAAACAAACCGTTTGTTATCTAGAGTGAACTTAGCTACTTATTTTAAGAACCAAGCGTTTGAAGTGGTAGGTCTTAACCAACAACGTATGGGACAACAGATAGCTCAGCAGCAGACTGCCACTGGTGTGGAACAAGCTATGAATGCATCTTATGCTCAGACAGAACAGTATTTCACACAACATAGTGATTACTTAATGCCAAGAGTTCACCAAATGAGAACTGACTTAGCTCAGTACTACCATTCTAAGAAACCTAGTTTAAGACTTCAATATATTACAGGTAATGATGAGAAGATCAATTTCCAAATGAATGGAACAGATCTTTTAATGAGAGATTTTAATATATTCTGTACAACAAAGACTAACCAACGTAATGTTATGGAGCAGTTACGTCAACTTGCTATTAACAATAACACCACTGGTGCTACAATCTTTGACTTAGGAAATGTTATTAAGTCTGAATCTATAGCTGAATTAACAGGTGTTCTTAAATCTGCAGAAGAAAAAGCTAATGCTCTTAAACAACAAGAACAAGAGGCTCAACAGAAAATGCAGGAAGATATGATTGCTTCTCAAGAACGTCAGAAACAAATGGACATTCAGTTTAAAGCTGAACAAGCAGATCTTGATAGACAAAATAATATCACTCTTGCTGAGATTAGATCAGCAGGTTATGGTGCTATGATGGATATTGATAAGAACCAAGTGTCTGATTATCAAGATGTTCTAGCTAATATTCAGAAACAACAAAGCTATCAAGACACTATGAGTTTTAAACGTGAGCAGGAAGTTAATAAAAATGCTACAAACTCTCAGAAGTTAGATATTGAGCGTCAGAAATTACAGACTCAGAAAGAGATTGCTGACAAACAATTACAGATAGCTAAAGAAAATAAGAACAAATATGATGTTGGAGCTAAGAAGAAGAAATAATTATAGCTCTATTATCCATACCTTAGATACAATTTTAATAAATAAAGTAAATTTTTAAGATTTAAAGTTGTATATTTTTAATGTAGAGATACAAATAAAAACCAATCAAATATGGCTGACAATCAAACAACTGTACAGACTTCTGTACAACAAGTAGATCTTGACATTGATAGTTGGTTAGGAGCACCCGGTGCTGATAGCATCGTAGTTCCTGACACTAGTAGTAAAGGATCTGTAGGAGCCCCTACAGAAATTAAACCTAACATCTTTAGTCAAGACAAACCTGATCTTAGTTTCTTAGATAAAGAAGATGACGATGATTCTTCTGATAAAAAGGACGATGAGAAGGACGGAGCTGGTAAAGCTCCTAAAGTAGTAAGTAAAGAAGAAACTGATCATCTTATCAACAATTTAGATAATGAAGATGATGAGACTAAATCTAAGGGTGGAAGACCCAAGACTGAAAAGTCTGGTTTAGTAAGCTTCTTGAAAAAACGTATTGAATCTAAGGAGATGTTTGCCTTTGATGACTATGATGAAACAAAGCAAGATCTTGAAGAGTATTTAGGTACACTTGGAGAAAAAGACATAGAAGAGTTGTGGCAAGCTAACGTAGACAATTTAAAGTCTGAGGTGGCTGCTAACACTCCAAAAGAGTTTTTTGAATCCCTTCCTGAAGAGTTGCAATATGCAGCTAAGTATGTAATGGATGGTGGACAAGACTTAAAAGGTATATTTCAAGCTTTAGCTCAAGTGGAACAAGTTCGTCAACTTGATCCTACAGATGAGAATGACCAAGAAGGTATTGTAAGATCTTATTTAAGTGCAACCGGCTTTGGTAATGAAGAAGAAATTGACGAGGAGTTAACTACATGGAAAGACTTAGGAGTGCTTGAGAAAAAAGCTAAGCAGTTTAAACCTAAGTTGGATCAGATGCAAGAACAGATTGTAAAATCTCAGATTGCTGATCAAGAAGCTAAGAAGCAGCAACAAGAACAAGCAGCAGAAGCTTACATGCAGAATGTGTTTGAAGCTTTAAGACCGGCAGAAATTAATGGTCTTAAGTTAGATAAAAAAACACAAGCTCAATTATATAGTGGATTGGTTCAACCTCAGTATCCATCTATTAGTGGTCGTCCAACTAACCAGTTGGGGCATCTTTTAGAGAAGTATCAGTTTGTAGAACCTAACTATCCATTAATAGCAGAAGCTCTTTGGTTACTTTCTAACCCTGATGAATATCGTCAGAACTTGGTAAAACAAGGAAAGAATCAAGCAGTGGAACAAACAGTTAGACAGTTAAAGACTGAACAATCTAAAAAGAACACATCTACTTATCAAGAGGAAGATGAGCCTAAATCTAGAAAGTTAGTCAGACCTACTAACATCTTTAAAAGATAATATAAAAAATTCTTATAATTTCTAACCCTTAAATTAAAAAGCCTTATGGCAACTCCAGTTTTGAACAATGGTATATTTCTACGTGATACCAGTTACCAAACAAGTTCACACGTAGACTCGTATCACCTTTCAAACTTACTGAAGTCAGCTGAACCTACAGACTTAGGTCCTGTGGATTTGTGGGCTATGGCACAAAAAGTAGAAATGCCTTTGTACCAGATGTCTAGCTTCGGTGGTAAG